CAGCAGATTTGTTTATTAAAGACAAATATGTATCGGAAGAATTGCGTAATCTAGCAGTAGAAAAGAATTGTATACTTGTAACTGCGAGTCAGTTGAATCGTGGCGCTGTTGAAGAAGTAGAATTTGATCATTCACATATTTCAGGTGGTTTAAGTAAAATTCAAACCGCAGATAATGTGTTTGGTATTTTTACATCACGTGCTATGCGTGAACGTGGACGCTATCAAATTCAACTTATGAAAACACGTAGTTCTAGCGGTGTTGGTATGAAGGTAGATTTAGAATTTAATCTAGAAAGTTTAAAGATTTCTGATCTACCAGAAGACGAACAAGAACACGCAGGGGCAAGTAGAGGAAGTTCTAGTATTATCGAATCTATCAAATCAAGAACAACCGTACAAGCACCAAAGAACGTAGATAGTGATGGAGTTATTACAGATCCTACACAAGGTGCAAGTTTGGGTAAAGTAAGAGCTAATGTCGAATCTACAAAATTGCGTGAGATTTTAAATTCGATGAGCTCTGAAGATGAAACATACTAAAGTTACTCTAGCAGAGTGGTCGTCCCCAGATATTGAAGTTGTTGGCAACATTGATATAGATTGGCCTAAAATACAAAAGCTGATTGGTGTAGATCATTTAGAATGGATTTTAGCTCAGCCCAAAACAAAGTGTCAATTAGTTGTTGAAAAAATAGCTGAAAATCTTGCACTTGTAGTAGAATTTTACGATTCTAAAATAGAAGTAGAGTATCACCTAAGATGGGCTAAATAGTGTATTAATCGGATTTACACTATGCGAGCACAAGAATTTATTACAGAAGCTATAAAACAACGTTTAGACGCTAAATGTTGGAAAGGCAAGCACAAAGAGGGCACCAAAATTAAAGGTGGTGTTCGTGTTAATAATTGCGTTCCTAACGAAAGTGTCGATGAAGCAGGTAGCCCGGCACAACAGGCAGCTATTGCTGTCAATATGAAAAAGCAAGGCAAAAAACCTAAAAATGAAAGTCTAGAACAAGAATTTGATTTAATCGAATCTATCATTTCTAGAATTGCAGAACATAATCAAGTTGATGTTGATCTAGTATGGGAAGATTTAGAATCTCTAACTGATGACGAATTATATGTGTTTGCAGTTACACAACCTGTATTAGAAGATTGGCAAAAAGTCAACAAGAAAGACAAAACCGATGGCATGAGCAAAAAAGCTGTTAATGCTTATCGTAGAGAACATCCAGGCAGCAAATTAAAAACTGCTGTAACTACCAAACCAAGTAAACTTAAAAAAGGTTCTAAGGCCAGCAAACGTCGTAAGAGCTATTGCTCAAGATCAGCCGGTCAAAAGAAAATGCATCACATTGATTGTTCGAAAACTCCAGATAAGGCAATCTGTAAAGCACGTAGACGTTGGAACTGCTAATGAGAGCTAAAGAATTTATTCAAGAGTCTAGAGAGAATGGCATGGAAGACGATGTCGCGGAAGCGATTCCAAGCGCATTTGTTATTCCTGCTCTACCTAATCAAGACCCATATAAGCAATACCGATTTGGTGTTGCTTTAGCAAATGCTCGAGCAAATAAAGCCAAAGACGACGTTATTAAAAGAGATACGTTTCAAGCAAAAAGTCCTTGGGGTGAAAACGCTATTGTTATTAGTTATACTAACACAACCAAAGATATTATTGATGATGCATTAAATCAAATTGGTTTAAGTTCTAGTGCTAAAAAACAAATTACATCAACAGGTAGTCATGAAACCAAAGACGTCAATAAGAGCAGTCCTGTTGCAACAAAAAAACGTAATCGATTTGGAGTTTAAATGAAGTTACGTGAGTTTACAGCATCTTCTGTTGTTACGGTCAATAAAAGATTAAATCCTAGAATATGGGACGGTGATTCATTAGATCTAGAAGTTGAAGCCAAACTAATGGACATTGCCAAAGCCTTTGTAGATTTTGTTGGAGTGGATCTAGATATTGTTGATTATACCATAACAGGATCTAATGCAAATTATACCTGGACTAAACATTCTGACCTAGATCTTCATGTCATTGTCAAAGGTTCTCCAACGGACGACGAACGAGAATTATACAGCGCCAAAAAGGCACTTTGGGCAGAACAACACACTATCACTATCAAAGGTCTTCCAGTTGAATGTTATGTTCAAGGAGAAGATGAGCCGCACCACAGCACAGGAGTGTATAGCATAGCTAAAGGTCAATGGCTGGTAGAACCAAAGAAGGTCAAGCCGGAAGTAGACGATGCTGCCGTGGAAGCAAAGAAAGATGGTATAATGAAAGCCATTGAAGAAGCGATGGTTTCTAAGGATCTAGAAAAACTTAGAGCAGTAAAAGAAAAAATTACTACTATGAGAAAGGCCGGACTTGAGCGTGCCGGAGAATGGTCTGTGGAAAATCTAGTTTTTAAGATTCTACGTAACCTAGGTCTTATTGACGAGATTACTGAAAAGATTCGTGAATTAGAAGATCAAGAACTTAGTCTAGAACAGACTAACAATATTCTGTATTAAAACTAACCGTAATTCTACTATCGGTTTGATTATTATCGGTTCCGTGTTCTATCCAGCTAGGAAATAAAATTAGCTGACCTGTACAACATTCCATTTCAATAAAATTAGCATTAACAGCATTGTGATTTACAATCTGTTCGTACATACGAAGTTGTGCCAAAGGACTGAATAATTTTAGTCCCACACTACCGGGATCTGCATGAACATAGAATGCTCCTGACACAACACTTAATTCATGTCTATGAGTTTCTACACGTTGATGTTGACCTAGTTTATTAAACCAACTATTGGTTATTTTAACTGGTGCTATACCAAGTTCAATGATATATGCATCAACAGCGGCCTGTAGTTTTTGTCGTATGCCTTTGAGAATAAAATTATCAAAAAGACTACGGCCTACACCGTAACTGCTTTCTGCCCAGCCTACTAGTCTATGTGGTTCTGTTTTTTGTTTAGAAACAAAATCAGCAAGGACATGAAAATCTGGGTCCTTGCTGAAATCGTATTCCCTAACTATTGTAGGGAATAAAACATATTCGTTCAATCTTTTCTACCGCCAAATAGTTGTAGAAGATTTAGGAAAAGATTAATAAAATCAAGATACAGAGTTAGTGCGCCAACAATTTCAGCATTGCCTTCCGCTGTATCATAGCTGACCATTTCTCGAATCTTTTGTGTGTCGTAGGCAGTAAGGCCTAGAAAGATAATAACAGCAATAGCCGAAATAACCATTTGCATTAAGGTGCTGCCAATAAAGATATTGATTAGACTAGCAATGATAATGGCAATTAGGCCTATGAACATAAACTGGCCTAGGCTATCTAAACTCTTCTTGGTAAAATAACCATAAAAGCTCATAACGCCAAACAATACTGCGGCACTCATAAAAGCTGAAAAAATACTGCCCATAGTGTAGACAGCAAAGATAGTAGCAAAGCTCAAGCCCATTAGCGCGGCAAAGCCATGTAGAGCTAGTTGTGCTGTGCCCTTGCTCATAGAATCCATATTCATACTAAGAGCAATAATAGCTACCAGCGGTGCAAATATAACAATCCATTTTATAAAGCCTGTAAAGAAAAAGGCCAATAGTGCAGGATTGGTTCCTACAAACAATGAAACGATCATACTGGTCAATACTGCTAGACCCATGTGTTTATAAACACTGGCCATGGCACTATTGATAGCTTCAGCTGAACGATAAGTTGTAATTGAATCAAACATTGTGGTCTCCTTGTCTATGTATTATACTAAGATTAACAGCAGGTGTCAAGCATCATCCTGTCCGGTTTGGATATTAACTCTGGTTTTCCACGGCAGTATTGGACCACGGCTCTTTTTGAGCTTTTCACGATTTTTTAGAAACGTAGGATAATCCAATTCTCGTTGAACAAAGTCTAGGTCATCAAGAGTATTGTTTTTAAGCAGACCTTGAATAAACCCTGTGGTAAGATCTAACTCTGCGCCTTTGGTTAGGGTGTCAAAGACCTTTTGAGCTAGGATGGTGTGATTGGATCTACACAGATGATTGTACCTGCTGTCTAGTCCTTTCCAAAAATCCGAACGAATATCTATGTCTATGTCCTCAAACTCATAACGTTGTATGTTCATTAGATCACCCTGAGCAATCTTAAGATCTGGCCACGTATTGGCCTGTCCAAATTCCTGTGTAAAACATTTCATAATCACAGGCGGCCTTAGACCCTTAAGTCTAGTCATATAGGCCAAATAGGCCAAACGATTTTGAACTGCTATTAGATCTAAACTAGGACGTTGCATGTATTTGATAAACAGCTCTACGGTCTTGGCCTGCTCTCGAGTGACCCAACGATCTAGATCAATTAGATTAGCATTGGCAATTTCAGGGCTGTTTTCAAAGAACCACTGACGGCTAGGATGAGTTAGAGCTATGACCACATAGTCATGTTCTGTGATTGTATGTTCGTACCAATTTTGAAGACTCAGCCAATTCCAATCTTGAGCACAGCCCATAAGGCTGTTATTGACCACCTGTAGGGTCTGTCCTAATTCCTGACCCAACAGGTCAGCTAAGAGCAGTCCCCAATTTTTCACTGGATCAGGATCTTTGGGAAATATGGCAAAGCTATCGCCGGTAATGAATAATCTCGGTTCTGTCATAAGCATACTTATCTGGTAAAACATTATCTGCTAGTTTTATTGACAAGATGATAAGTAATGTTATATAATCATTAACATCATGCTAGAAAAAATCACCACCATCAACGAAGAACTATTGAGCCTACTCAAAGACGATCCTGTGCGTCCAGAAATTCCTGCGGACTTTCGAGTTGACGAACACGGCAAGGTCTATGTACTCAAAGATGAAGAAAACCGTCCTTTGGCTGTGACCTGTGTTAAGTTTCTAGCAGACATTCCTAAGAATGTTGATGATCTAGCCAATCTAGCAGTAAACTCTACCACTGCTGTGTTCTATACCATTTGGAGCTATGCCGCAGGTGCAGGTCGTGAGTTGATCACACAAGCACAGGCAGACATCAAAGAAAACAGCCCCGAAGTCAAGACCTTTGTTACTCTAAGTCCAAAGACAGAAATGGCCCGACGTTTTCATCATAAAAACGGGGCCGAGACATTTAGGGAAAATGAAGATTCAGTGAACTATATGTATCACTGACCGGGCTTGTTGCCCACGGTGTAGATTTCTACTTCGCCCACCCAAGTTTCGCGACTGCGTGAACTTTGACGCTGAGCTAGATCTTGAGCGTGTTCTAGAGCCATATCATAGTTTGTGACGGTGGCTCCATCTAGAAATTGTTTTTGTATTCTGACACCTGTTCTAGTGTTACGTGCCATGATTTTATAGGCCTGTGGCATGATTGCTCCTGTTTCGAATATTTATCAAGATCGGCGAAGCCGCAGCGCAATTTTTTAGCGCGAAGCGCCAAGCGCAAGATTTTTTAGTCGAATAAGGTCAGCATAATTCTTGAGTGTTCAGGGTATTTGATCAACCATATACTAGAGTAACGAGCATCCCTAAACAAGAGCCACCAATCTGTAGGTATAGCAGAGTTATAAGCATCTGTGTGCGCATAACTACGAGGCCAATAGTGTACTAGATCCCGCCAGGATTGTAGTAGGTCCTCTTGCTCACGAACAAAAGGTTCAAGATACACTAGAAGCATATCTTGTATTTACGACATTATTCTTGTATTCTGTAGTTTAGGGTCAAAACCAAGCGATTTTCGTGATCTACGGGAGTAGTGCTGCTGTGAAAATGTTCGCCGTCAAAGTCCATCCAAAGGTTAGCCCTAGGCTGTTGACTAGCCAACAGAGTATACGCACCATCAAGTTGTTCTGTTTTCTCTGCGTAGATAGTAGTAGGGCCGTCAGCGGTAATAGGGTAATATATGCCCGTACGATGCGGTCCTTGAAAATCTTGATGCGGTGTATGCTCCACAGCATAGGGTGTACGAGTACAAAAGCCCAGTCTAACACGAGCAATTTCTGCTAGTCGTTCACCGTGATGATCACAGGCAGCTAAGAGTATCTGTAGACTAAGATCCCATAAGGGACTAATGGGTTCTCCATTTTTATAGATCAAATGACTAAAGCTGCCTGCATACTGCATTTGATCTTTTTCACAGCTGGTCACGGGCATGTAGTACCAGTGTATGCCTAGATCCGTAAAACGTGATTGTGCATATTCAAATGTGCTGGGGCCTAATAAATTAGGTATTATTCTAGGTTCAGTCATAGCGACTCCGTGAAAGTGGTTATGGGAAAAGCACTGGGAAATCTCAATAAAAACTCTAGGTGTAGACTAGAGTTTTCAACTAGGTGTACACGAGTACGATTAAGATGTATTTCGTGGCTGAGATTGTGTGCTTGTATAAATTCCGCAAACTTCAAAAAATCAGGATCCCGTGTGAGTACAGCGTATTCTATCATAGTTTAGGATGTATAACAGGATCGGGCTTGAACTCCCATGAGCTCTTTTGATTCAACAAGGGATCAGCGACAAATTCGGGCCTACGAGCAAGTATGGTCCATGGGTAAAATGGCAGACTACTACGCCAATGTGGGCCAATATAATTATGTGAGTGTTGCATAGGCTAGATAACAAATAACTAGAATTGTGCTGATAAAAATAACAAAACGTTGAAAATCATACTGGTCTTCAGTGGGCACAGGATACCAACAATCGTCAGTGGCTGAGTACTCATAGAGTCGCCCGTTACGTTCAATTTGATCTTTCATGAGTGTATTTACAGCAAAATGGGTCTACAGGGGAAAAAATTGGCCGCGCAAAATTTTTAAGGGCAGTACTTTTCTTTTCAGGGTGGTGATTTGCTACCCCTTACTAGCTTGTTAGTACTTACTAACATATGTTACCCCTCACCACCGACCACCGACCACCGACCGACCATCAACACCGATCGGTCATACCAGGTCTCCTCACTCGGTCACCACCACCACAGACTCTGAGGGCTTCATGCTGCCAATTTGGAATCTGTTCGTGAAGGTAACGACCTTGATCCTGCCTAGGATCCCACGCAGCATCACGTGGATCCCTAAAGGCTGTGCAGGCTGTTAAGCTAGCGGCTAGCAATACTATGAATAAGCGCACGAACATCTTCAGTGATCTCCATATGTTGGTCCATGACTGCTGCTATCATTAGATCGTGTATGACCACAGCGTCCTTCTTATACTCTGCGGGCAGGTTATTGATCAAGCGTTGAACATCCTCTTGTGATTCACAGCTCCAGATCATGTCAGCGATCTGATACTGCTGGCGGGTCAGTCCGTGTAGTTGTATGCTCATTGCATCAATACCTTTATCATGTTAGCCCAAGTGTTTGCAGGTACCTCTAAATGTAAATCCTGGACAGGTACAGGTTTTCTCTGCGTCGTTGACTGAGTAGACTTGGCCTTTTGAGCCTTGGACAGATCTTGTGTCATTAGTTGCCTTTACTTTGAATAAGTTGATGTTACCCTTAACGAACTGCCTACCACGCTTATCAAAGCCCTTGATACCGCTTTTGAAATAGACGGGCGTAGTTTCGTTGACCTTTACATAGGCTACTAGGGTAGTACCGTCTAGTAGATATGTGTGCGCGGGGAACTGGCCCCCAGTTGTTTCAACTAGGGCTTCCATATTAGTCCTCGGCTTGCCTAAGCATGAGCACACCACAGCCCATACAGCCTAGGCCAGTGATGGCCACTGCTAGACCTTGTAGAAGTTCTAGGTTAGAGATGCTGGCTTCTACACCACCTGTGCCCAACATTGTGATTAGTAGTCCTACTACAAATACAAACATTGCCTGTGCTTGTGTAACCATTTTCTGCTCCTAGTTGTTTAGCGTATGTGTTAATTGTATAGCCAAAGTGCCTGAGTGTCAATCAAAATAACGAAATAACCCTGCGGCACACACGGCTATTCCTGCGAAGTTAACGATCATCTGTGGCTTATTTGCCACACGATACGACCACGCAAAATAGCATAGACCTCCCAGTAATCCTAAGAGGATATTCAGCGGATATCGCTCAGGAAAGAAGCTCATCACAATATACATAGAGATCAGAGCGGCTGTGCCCAGCCATTGTAGGCCATGATTAATCATAGTTCTTTTTGTCTCCATAACGCTCGTTGTAGTCGTAGCCTGCCAAGTATTCGGCCACGGATGCAGCATCGTTGACCGAGACTCGGCGGCCGGAATCGCCTCCCACTCCACCGTAGTGAGGTTGACGTGGACGGCCGTAGTAGGAATCTGCTGAGCCACGATCATACAAGCAACCATGGGTTCCACGGATGAACTGCCAACCCTTTAGGGCATTTACAACACGTTGTTTTTCTGTTATCATTTCACGCTCCTTACTATACCTATAGTATAGCACCAAAAGGCCCAAAGGTCAACCAAAAAGAAAGACCCTTTAGCTCTGCGGGTTATTCTTAACAAACTGCCACATCTTAAACGCTTCCCCACGCAGACCCATTAAGATCCCTTCGTAGTCTGCATAGGAGCAGCAGGCCCAAGTGCTCTGAGGACGATAGATCCAGTCCTCATAGATTCGTTCTGTGTTGTGCTGCGTGACGATACTCTTGGCTGTACGGGCCAGCTTGTAATACTTTTGCATGTGCCCCGTACGAGCATCGTAGACTACCCATCCCATTAACAAACCTCTTTGAATACTCTGTAACCTCGACCCTGAAGCACACGGATCGCAGCCTGTACTTCTTGATGGTTCTTTTCTTCCCAATCCAACATCTCTTTGGCACCTTTGATAGTGTCTTCGTCGCAGGTGTTACCTGTAGCAAAGTGAGTGTAGAAGTAGTAGCGGCCTTCGTCACCCTGTACTGCCTGGATAGAGCCAATGTTCTTGTAGATCTGTGTGTCTTTGCTTTTCATTTTAGGCTTTCTAGAATTAGTTGATCTTTTCGTAGCTTGCTCGGAAGTAGCATTCGCTATCACCCGAGGCGTATTCTAGGCAGAACTGCTTGGCTTCTTCTTCTGTGTCAAAGAACACCACACCCATGTCCCTTTGACCATAGCCTCTTTCATACTCTGTGCATTGAACTCTGTATAGGCTTTTGACTTCTACTCTCATACACTTCTCCTTCTGTGTAAGTGTATTATATGTCCAAAGTGCCAAAAGGTCAAGAAAAAGCCCTACGGAGTGTAGGGCTTTTGTTGTTTAAATTGCTTCAAAAGCCTTAAGGGCTTCTTGTGCGCTCTCGTCCAAATAGACAGCGTCCATAGCCCGTTGCTTCTCAGCGGCTACCAACTTGCGATATGCTTCCAGCTCTGCCTTTTTGGCTTCCATAGCAGGCCACTCCACGTCCGTAGGGTTGAGGTAAGGACCCGTATAGTCCACCTTGTCTGCTTTAAGGGTAATCTCGCCGGATTTAATGCCCTCAAACACCATGCCCCAAGTAGGCTGTTCTGGACGGCCACTTGCGCCGTAAAGTTCTACTGCTTTGGCCTGCACTTTTTCTTGTGCTACTTCGTTAAGACGACGGACAAAATACTCACGTGCTTGTGCTTCCATGTTTCGCTCCTAAGTTGTTTGTTGAGCTTGTATTATATGCGATCTAGAGGCTGTTGTCAACCACTTTTTTGAATAACCCTTAGGCTGCTAGGGTTTCTTGTTGTGGAACCCAAAGCCCGTGATAGCCTTCTAAAAGCCCCGTATCTTCCCAACGGCCCGCACTTTCCTGCATGTTCAAGTAAGGATGCTTGCTCTCGACCAGCACGAAGTGATCCACGTAGCTCTTCTCAATGGTATGATAGTCTACAGGAATGTGTACGGTTACATGTCCCAGGGGACCTGGAATGGTTGCTTCAACCAGGGGAGCAAATGTAACATAGATCTCAACCGTGTGCCCTTGATCGATCTGCTGGCGCATGAAGTTCCATACGCAATAGGTCCTGGCGCTCATGCCCTTGGCAAAACCAGTGAAGTAGGCCCCTAAGGTTCCCTTGAGTCCGCCCTTGGCCTGTGAGCCGCCAATCTTCTTGATTTCACCGTTGACTACGATGAAGTAAACACGGCCAACTTCTTGTCGAAACAGCTCGCGAGTCATTGTGGGATCCAATTGGATGTCCAACTTGTCTGCGTGATCTGCCTTGCGGATGATCTGGCCTGCGCGGTATAGGTTCTGGAGTTCTGTAATTTTCATAACTCAATTGTAAGCTCAAACCGCGGTCGTGTCAACCGTTTTGGACTCCATGTATTCACGGCCCTCAACCACGATCAACCTTACATTCTTCATACGCTGCGCCATGGCTTCGATCAGCTGCTCCTTGCTGTTGCCCTGCCCTAGGAACTGATCGTTGTCTTTACGAAACGCATAGAGTGTGTTACTATGCTTCTCAACTTTGATATCGATCTGATCCAGCTCGGGATCATCGGATGATTCTTCTTCTGATCGGTTAAGGAGTGCGAGTAGATCCTGCTGACTCACCCCAAGATCCTTCAGGATGCTGCGTAGTAGGTGCAGATGAAAGATCTTAGATGCCCACCAGCCTGAAAGTAGGCCAAGGCCGTAAAGGATGATCATGGTTACATCAAGGTCGCTCATTAGGTTCTCCTGGGATTCAACAGGGCGGCTGCTTCCTTACGAAGTTTCCCTGCTCTTCGATACATTTCGTCTGCGGTTTCGCTGAGTTCTTCGCTTTTGAGCTGTTGCAGTTTGCCGCCCCCAAACTCGCGATCAATGTAGTATTCAGTTAGGTGGTTCTTGATCATTAGTGTTAGATCTGAACCGGAATCACTGGGACAAATAAAGCGAACTGGACATCGCCCCCATCCACCGTATTCTAGGAACTCTGCGTAGTAGCGCCTATGATCTTTGTTATAAGCATCGAATGCTACCAGAGGTCTTGCAAGGTATTCTAATTTGCTCATGTGTGTATTTAAGCTCCTGTGCTCCAATTCGTTAATACTATTATATGATCAGTTAATCCAGTTGTCAACCGAAGTCAAAAAAAACGCCCTAGTATACGTGTGCATACTAGGGCCCAAGGTTACCGCTACCGGGAGCGAATCGGATTTAAGCGGTAACAGCCTCTGCCTTCGCGGCAGTAGTCTTAACAGCTTTAGGGGCTGGATTCTTCTTCTCAGCGTAGGCGATCGCAGCTTGTACAGCAGCATTGCCTGAGCCGAAACCAACGCTCTTGAGGTGTTGTACAGCCTCAGCCTTGGTCATCTCTGATGGCAGCTCAACGAGCTCAACATCCTTGTGACCGTTCTTTGCCAAGATCTTGATGCGCATAACATCGTTAGCGAAACGAAGCTTGGTCTTACCTTCCAGTGTCGAAACACCAGCAACCGCAAATTTCTTATCTGTAGCCATTTTAAAGTTCTCCAAAAAGTGTGTGTGTTAAAGATATGCCTATTGGGCATGTTAATAATGTAGCATCACTATTCAAGTTTGTCAACCATTTGTTTGTCCAAATTGCGGAATTACTTGAATAGTAACGCTGTCCTTCTCGTCCAAGGCGGCGATGAACTCGTCGTCGTAGACCAGATCCTGCATGGCCAAATCGATCATTTCTTCGACTCGGCCCACGTCTGCCTTGCCGTCCCCGGCGCAGACCACGTGAAAACTGAAGTTAAACTCTCTAGGCATTTTGCCATGACTCCCATTTCAAAACGAACATTGTGTAAGATTCGTCTTTCAAATATATAGCACTCTTAGAATCATCCCAGGCCCATTTTGGTTGGACCCCATCGAATAACTCTGGGCGAGCTAGGTGCAATTCGGCACTCGGACCGAATTGCGTCCACAAGTAGTTGCGAGACTTAATCCAATTCTTTTGATCTGTAAGCCTCGCACCTGCGCCATAACTGATAAACTCGACACGATGGCTAAATCTTCCATAACCATCGTATCTCTTGTCGAGTTTAACAATGTGCATCATTCTGAAACAAGTCCTAGTTTCTTGTTCTGCTCAACACCATCCTTGATCCACTCTGTGAGCTCTTCGTCCTCTTCCTGGAATTCACGGATAGCCTCGGCGATGCAGAATGCTTCGTCCAACTCTGGATAGTTCTGCTCGATCTCATCGGCACTCATGCCTTCTAGGCTAAAGTCCTCGCAGTTGCCATCTTCGTAAATACCAGCAAATGCCATACCGGATTCGTAGAACATTGCGTTCACACGGAAGCCAAGTTGTTCCAACTTCTGATAAGCATTCACGGGTGGTGACCATGCTGAATCAAAAGAAGTGAATAGACTCTTACCGTCTGGGTGGATGTCGCTTTGTCCATCACCGCCTACATCCCATTTGGTTCCCCATTCACCCACGCAGAAGTCATACCAGTTGCTGTAGCCATATTTGGCCACATTGGCTTTCATCTGTGCTTCCAGATCCTTTTGTTTGGCATCATCCCCGTAGGATCCTGCCATGGTCTCTGTGAGTTCTTTGGGCACAGGAATAAACTCCTGCAGGAACTCTCCACGATCAAGTGCTTCTTTAGCACGGGTAATCATTGCTGGATCATCATGCTCCAGCGTCAAGTTGTTGTTGCACCAATTAGGCATATTCGCTCCTTAAGTTAGTGTTAAAATTATACAATCATTTTCTCAAAAGGTCAACCAAATGTGCATTGGCCAAGTTCTGATCTACGCGGTCTTGGAACTCCCTCTCGATCACCACGGCACAGCGTCCGGCGATCTGCTCCATCGTCCTTAAGATCTTGACACGGGCCATCGGAGTTGTCTCTGACGATCCCAATGCATCAACGGCTCGCTTCAGGTATTCAAATTCATTTTGATTCACAGCTGGCTCCTTTCACTATGCCTATAGTTTAACACCAAAAAGCCAAGTTGTCAACCAAAATGATGTACGTTAGCTGTTGATTGTATCGAATGGGCTGTAGGTGCGATCGTGAGCAGCTAGCTCTTTGTCCAACCATTCGCCGATGTCTTCGTTGTAGACTAGGTCGCCCGGGTCTGCAACATCTTCCCAATCAGCATCCTCGTCAATGAGTACACCATCTTCATCATAAAAGGGATCTTCAACGATCATACCAAAAGTCATGTTGTTTCCTTTGATTTTAAGAATGTTACCAATTCATCTTCCACGTCTTCCAGCTCGAAGTTGTCAGTGGCCCAATCAACCCATTCTTCGGTCATTGGGTCCACTTCTCCATTCATGAGCTTTTCACGTGCTTCCTCTTCTGAACCTGCTTCAAGTTCGTAGACTTCGCAGATTATAGAATTGCGCCAGAACGTGTATCTAGGCATTACTTCGCAGCTTCTTTAGATACTTCCTGGACTTTGGCAACCCCATTATCGAAGATCTTAGCGATGCCCGATAATCCTACGGTAGCCACTACGAGACCAAAGATTGTACCTGCGATGAATACTTTCATGATTGCTCCTGTTCTGACATTTGTTTAAGGACTTTGCGATACTTCCAACGTGCCCAAAGCATCTGAGGGATGCCCAAGCGCCAGGCCCACATTAAGTCCATTACTATGAGCCCAAGGACAAATGCAATTACTAGTTCCATTTACCGCCCCTTTCTGTGTCTGTGTATATGTATTATAAGGCCAAATTATCTATCTGTCAACCATAATCTATATACGTGCATACGTGTAGCAGCGGGGCCTTTGGTGGAAGTGTGGCTTTTTAGCCACACCCCCCGGCACTCTCCTAGCCCGCCTCTTTTTCGTAGATCACCGTTTGACCAAAGGGCGCCTCTGCTTGTGTATTGCCCTTAACGATAAAGATTGTGTCGCAGTAGTCCTCAGGACCCCAACTACCACAGGGATAGCCGTCTGTGAACATAATGAACTTCTTAGGGCGAATGTCATTCTCTTCCATGTAGGTAAAGTTGACATCAAAGTCTGTGCCACCGCCACCTTGAGGTTCATACTCAAGCAAGTCATGTGAGTTGTCATGAGTGATCTCTTGTGGGTTATAGATCTCTGTGTCAAAGCACCACAGGTTGATCTTGAAGTCCTCGTATTGGTCCATGATGCCTTTGATCTCCGAAAGGAATGTGCTGGCATCTTCTTCACCAATACTACCACTCATGTCAACAGCAATAGCCACGTCAATGGTAGTTGCTTCTTTCATGCCTGGCAAGATTGCGCCTGAGTGCATACTCTTGCGATTAACACGCTGGAAGGAGTAGTCGTTGCGAACAATGCTTTGGATCTCTTGTTGCACCAACTGACGCCAGTCCATCTTAGGCTCAGTCATAGACTTAATCATACGCATAATGCCTGCAGGAGTCTTGCCTGCACCAGCGGCCGCGGCACTTTGGATCATTGCTTCTTTGATCTCTTGCTTGATGCGTTCTGCTTCTTCTTTGCTAAGGCTAGGCTTGCTCTTACCGTCTTTGGTCTTGTCATCTTCTGAGCCAGCACCCTCTTGTTCCTTAATGTGCTCGTCCAACAGATCGCCCAACTCTTTCATCAGTTGATCCATAGGAATCTTCTCTGCTTTTTCATACAGAATATCGTAGATTTCTTCCCAAGCAAGTCCACGGAACTTAGGATCATAACAGATCTTAACCTCAGTGATCTTCTCACCAATACGCTCGTCTACAAGGATTTGGTTTACAGCAAAGTCCTGTGCGATGTTAGAAAGTTGACGATCACGGCTACCTACACGGCCAAAGTGATCAAACACGCAGTGAAGGATCTCGTGACCAAACAGGAACTCTAGTTTTTTCTCTGAAAGTTTTTCGATGAACTTTGTGTTGTAATAAAAGTCACGGCCATTGGTCGCCGCAGTAGGGCACCAGTCGTCAGCACAGACTAAACGCATACGAGTTGCCATGTTGCCAAAGAACGGTGCTTTGAGCAATAGACCGACCCGTGCAGTAGTTAATTTATCAACGATGTTTGTAGACATTAGTCGCTCTCCTTAGTATGTGTATATTATAGCACCAGGATCCGGGTTTGTCAACCAAAAAGAAACCGGACGATGTTGCGTATTTACAACACCGCCCGGCACTCCAAAAGGTGGGCGGAAGCCCTGGGTGAGCCCCCGCCCGGCGATGGGCGAGGTCTTAATTCTCCATCGCTTTCAAAACATACTTACCAAAACGCTTGTGGAACTCGTCAAAGCTCTTCATCTTTGTAGCGTCCAACGGCAAGTCGTAGTTGGTAAGAGCAGTCTTAGCACCCATGACCACAATCTCAGTTGGGAAATTGTCCATCATGTAGCGGAAGAAGTTGTCTGCCTGAGCATCCCAATCTTTAACCTTTTTCTCTGCACGGTCTTTCAACTCGTAGCACAATGAAACGGTCAAAGAATACATCGCTGACACTTCCTTGATCTGAAGGTCCTTGACCTTGCCAATAAGGATGTCTTCTGCCTTAGGCAATTTGCCAGCAATCTTACGGTGAGCCATAAACTTAACAGCCAAGCCGTCACCAATAGCACCACTTACCAATGTAGACAAAGTATCTTCGTCAACACCGTCATCACCTAACAGGTCGCTGACGAAACTCCAAGAACGAGGAGTAGCAAATGACTTGCTAGGGCTCTTAGGATCGAAGTCATACAAGTCTTGCTTGGCAAAACCCACATAACCTACAACCTCAGGATGCACCTTGTTAAGGGTAGCCCAATCTTGCCAGTCATCAAAGTCCACCTTCATTTCCAAGTGCAGGAAGCGGTTAGCCAACGGAGCAGGCATACGATAGGTAACACCACGGTCACCTTCACGGTTACCAGCGGCGACTACGTCAACACCCTTAGGCAGAACATAGGTACCAACACGACGGTTCAGCACCAACTGATAGGCCGCGGCCTGAACAGCAGGAGGAGCAGAGTTCAATTCATCCAAGAAGATGATAGCAGTGGACTCTGGGTCAATGGGCAGTTCTGCGGGAGGAGCCCAAACCATCTTGCCCTGGTCTGCGTTGTAATACGGAATACCTTTGATGTCGGTGGGTTCCCAAAGTGCTAGGCGCACATCAATAACCTCACGGTTGGAATCATCACCGATCTGCTTCACGAGATCGGACTTACCAATACCTGGAGGGCCCCACAGGAATACAGGACGACGCATTTTAATTGCGTGACGGATTGCTTTTTTGGCACCCTTAGGGCCAACTTGACGGACGGAAACGTCTTGTGCTTTTGCCATTCTAGACCTCGCTAATAAAAAGAGTTAAAACAATTACTTTCCCAGTATCATTATTGTAGCACCTCTTGGTGCAGTTGTCAACCAACTTTTTTAACATAGTTGAGCTGTGTTGTTTTATCGCCACGAACATTCTTGATCTTGCCCTTGATACGGATAGTGCCTTTGACATCATCCTTGTACCAAAAATCAATAAAGCTCTCACCCATACGAGCAGTGATGCGATACTTGTTGTATTCAGGGTTGAATCGTGTGCGGATCACTTCGATCTCCCCTACGATCTCATCACCTACAGCGCCGGAGAGTTGCTCGCTTTGATAGATCTCTCGCTTGAGCTCTGTTTGGGCCTTATCACGACGAGCTACGCTGGGTAAACAGCTGACAACAGCAAAGTCCAACATATCACGGCCAGTGAACTCGTCTTTGGCTGCAATCTTCATAGCTGTGGTCTCAAAGTCATTGATCTTGCCAGTGAGTGCTTTGAGGGTGAATGTTTTGAAATAGTTACGATACTCTTGGCCAAGAGTGATCTCTTCTGCTGTAGGCTGAGCATTCTCTCTGAGCCAGTTCTTGACCAGAACCTTGTTGGCTTGTTTGATCACGTTATTGTAATCGATCCCGTGTGTAGCGGTAGCAGCGAATACAGGCTCTTTGCAGTAGCCGCCATTCTGTGTATCAGCCCTAACAGCTAGGCCCCAAACTTGATCTGCTGTAAATGTGCTCATCATCGCTCCTTAACAATAACTCTATTATACCATCAAACAGCAGTTCTGTCAACCATTTTGGAGAGTGCCGGCCTGTGGCTTTTTTGCAACAAACGGCCAAAAAAATAGGGCCCTTAGGACCCTATTCCAAAACCGCCCCGGGAGCGAATCGGCTTGGTTTTGTGGAGCGACCTATTAAGCCAATGTCATGCCCATGTTACGAGCTAAGTAGCCTAGAGCAACGATCTCGCGTGAAGGACGGCCTAGTTCATACTCAGTAACGGTAACACCATTACCTGCCTTGCGAGAGTTAGCATAAACAGCATAACCAGCTTGGCGGAGACGGCTTGCTTCAGCAGCCAGGTTCTTTACGCCAAAACGCTTCTCAGCTTGGCTTGCAGTTAGTTTGTCACCATTTTGTAGTGCAGTAAAAATCTTAAAAGTCTTTGAGTCTTTAGAGATACGTTTCATGTCTGTGTTTTCCTTTATGTTATATGGCTGTGTTCCACAGCGTGTCAATATAGTAGCATTCTTGTTGTAAAATAGCAACCTCAATCTTTCCGTTTAATGGAAACATTTGCTCGAAAGAATGCGCCGAGCAAGACCACGCTTAACCATGTCCAAAACGTATACGGAATGGCCAACACGGGGAATAGTGTATTCATACTCCAAATTACCAGGATAGGACCTACGGCAAAAAAGAATACGATTACAAGCGCCAGCAGGGCAATTGTAAAGATGTTAGTTTTCATTTTCATACTCCTCAAGCTCTTGTGCTTGTTTAAGTTGTTGAATCTCTTGCTCTATGGCACGTTCACGTCGACGGCCGTTAACTGAAGTGCCTCGAGCATAGACCTTCCAGTAGTGATCAGCGCAGTAGCTAGACCCTTGAACACTAGGACACCCGCAGTAATGAATGGGCCAGTGCTTCAAAGGGTCCTGCTCGGGCCCAATCCAAGTACAGGTCTTAGACGGGCCTTCCATTAGGCACCTCGCTTCATAACGGTAACTTCTGCCATGCTCTTCCAATTTGTAGGAAAGCTCTTGCGCAGGTCTGCTACCTTGAGTACCGTACGCAGGCTCAGCTCACGCATTTGTGCTCGTTTTTCAAGAATGTAATCAATGATCTCATCCTTAACGCAGTCTTCAAACTCGTAGCTGTCCAACATGCCATCTTGGGTGATCTGCTTAATGCGCAAGACCTTTTCGCGATCTGTGTCCATTTGAAGATCAATGTAGTGGCAACGGCTTTCAAGAGCGGCAAGGTGATCCTGCAGTTTCTTAGAACGCACATTCTCAAACTTGATGTTAGTGATAAAGATAGCGCCTGCTTTAAATTCAAAGCGATCTGGCACTCCTTCTGAACGCAGAACACGGCTGTCAGTGTTCCAAGAGATAGTACGCTTCTTGCTAGAGTCCAGAGCAGCCTTCAAAATATTAAGGCTAAGGTCATCCAACAGCACAGAGTCGCAGTCATCAAACACGATAACATTGCCTTTTTCGCTGTAGTGATAGAGCTTGCTGTACAGACCCACTGCTGACATTGCGCCTTTGACAATCTCATATTTGGGCTTGCGCTGACCCATCATATCAAAGAGATCGTCCTTGCTTAGTACTTCTTCTACACCAAAGCTCTTGCCCACGCCTGGAGGGCCTGTGACGATCATAGCTCGCACGGTACCTTCTTTGACTGCTTTGGTCATATCTTTGAGCACGTCAAAACGGTTACGAAGACGTTCGATGATCTGCTCGTCCGTTTCGTGTGCTACGGCATTATCTGAAATTTTAATCTGCTCCAAACTTTTATCACCTGCGGGCATTGCTGGCACTTCACCGGCGACAATCATGTAACTTTGTGCTGAACTGCAACGAATACGGATCTTACGATCTGGAATGCCAGGGTTAGCAGGCTGTACAGAGCCACCTTCTACGGTTACATAACCACCCTGAGCACCTTCTTTGTATTGCTCTACTAGTTCGAAACGGTTACCGGCCATGCTCACATCTGAGCCACGGATCTTATACGAACCCTCACGAATCTCAATTACTGCTGGCATTTTCGCTCCTATGCATTTGTTGAACATACCTCTATTATATTACCAAATGAGGCTGTTGTCAACCCCATTCAGTAATAACCCTTAATCCTCTAGGGTTTCTGCTTCTGCCAGCACCTGCTCAAGTGCGCGGTAGGCTCGGCTGTATTCGGAAACATACCACTGATCGTCCGAACGGAAGATATACTCGTATTCTTCGTACTGGTGGTTGGCCTTGTAGTCCTCAAAGTCCTTGAACACACGAGCTTCACAGCCCGATTCGCCACGATCGCGTCCGTAGGCGTTGCAGACACCCTCAGGGCAGTTGTCCCAATCGTGCGGTTCTCCGATGCTAGGAGCTAAGGAGCTGATATCGCCCAGATACATGAGTGCCAAAACCTTAGCGCGATCACGATAGTGCTCCTGAAGGATCTCTCCGTTGTGATCAAGGTAACCGTCCCAGTGGCAGTAGATCTGCATTACGCGACCGTCGGGTTGCTCCATTGCAATAGTGCTTCGAGTAGCCATTTCACGCTCCTTTGTGTTAATGTGTGTCTATTGTACTATAAACGGGGGCTGTTGTCAACCCCCGTTTTGTGCTTATGCAAACAAGTTAAACTTTGCATCCCACGCAGCAATAAAGCCCTCTCCCACGTCTAAGCTAACGTAGTTGTCTCCCTGCATGCCTTGCTCGCTGTAGTCGCAGTCGTCAGTTAGTTCTTGTGCAATTAAAAAATTGCGCAGTTCTTCAATAAAGTTGCTGTCTGTGTAAATGAGACCGTCTTTGTTAACGTCCCAAAACTTAGTGTTAAAGTAAACACGCAGCTCGCCAAAATCTCTCTCGTCGTTAATGTAGGCAAGTTGCATGTCTACAATGTGTACAGGCTTTGCTACGTTGCTCCACAAGCCGTCGCCTGCTGTGCTAAAAAGTGTCTGCATATCGCGCTCCTTTGTTGCTAAGTCTCTATTGTATGCTCACGCAGCCAATTTGTCAACCTCTACACGCAATAACCCTTCAATAAGGCCGGGTAATTGTCGTTTGGCTTCTTCCTCTGCTTGCCAGATCATCTCGTCAGCCATACCATCACGCAGCACATCGCGAGCATCTTCGTAGAGGAACCCTCCACAGATCTCTGAGCCCAGTTCCAGATCATTGTACATGACGCGAGCTCTGAGCATAAACCAATCCAAATCGCCCCTGTTAACCTTACGTTCCAGGTCCTCTACATCACAGCAGCTTTCATCAAAGAGATCGCGAATAGAGCAGTCTTCCCAGGTCTTGTCCACGATCACGGTTAGACCATTACGCTGCTCGCGCAGCAGTTCGTCCCAGTACCTCATGCGGCCTCCTTGATAGCTTCATCGACTAATTTGTGGCAGGTGTTCAGGGTCAACATCATCACGTGTGCAGCCAGCGCAGCTTCCTGGCCTGTGAACTGATTGATCATATCCTGCAGCTCGTTGAGATCTGCGGGTGTGTGCCAAATGTTGCTAGAAGGGATTGGGTTAGTCATAGGTCGCTCCTTAACGTTGTAAGCCTGTATTATACTGCCAAAATTCCTAGTTGTCAACCCCTACATGCTCCAGTAGGTCTCGCTGGCTGCTGAACAGCAATGTGGGGTATCGTAACGTTCCTGATAGGGCAAGCCCGTCATAAGGTTAGTCTTTGTAACCCAAGTCTCGTGAAACTCTACGATGTAGCGTGGACGACGTGGGTACATGCGCTCCATTTGGGCCCAGCTCACGTCTGTGTAGTCCTGCTTCATTACTAGTACTCGGCCCGCTTTGCAGCGACGATCTATACGATACATTTCTACGGTCAAGTCCATGTTAGTCTCCTCGTGTGTCTGTGTTTAGTGTAGGGCCTACCAGTCTGCGGATTTCTACTTCGCGCTTATGGGCCAGGGCTTTGCCACGAACAATCTCGTGAACAATGATTTCAATTTCTTCTTTGCTGTTGAGCTTGCGTAGAGCTGAGCAAAGCAGCCAATTCTTAGTTTCTGTTTTGGCACGATAGAAGTGCTTGGCAGCACGAGCGCGAACACTCTTATTAATAGTTGATTCAGTCTTGGCTGTGACACCAATGTAGTTCTCACCGTTAACACGTAGTTCATAGATGATGTGATTACGATCTGATCTCTTTGCTCGCATTCGCCGCTCCTTCAACATATGTATATTGTACGATCTCTGCGCCAAAATGTCAACCAATTTTGTCTAAGACCCTAGAGGGCCTAGGGTTATTTGACGTGATCCTCGATTAGCTGCGCGAGTGCAGCAATTGCGTCTTGCTGTTCTTCGTCATCTAAATTTGTGTGCTGCTGTAGCGAGGCTAACGCAGCGTAGAACTTTTGCTGTAGTGCTGTCATTGCTGTCCTTGTTTAAATGCATATTGTACACGATCACAGCCGTTTGGACAAGAAAAAACCCTATAGCTGAGTTGACTATAGGGTTTCTCAAGTGGTGGGCCCCCCGTGAGTCGAACACGGCACCAACGGATTATGAGTCCGCTGCTCTAACCAACATGAGCTAGAGGCCCTAACTGGCCACGCATAAGGGATTCGAACCCCTGACCCACAGCTTAGAAG